TGAATGGTATTGTTTCACATGATAGTAATTTGCAGAGTTTGCCGCAGGATTACAAATCAAACGCGTTAATTACGCAGTATAGTAAAAATGGTGACCCATTACGTACTTACAAGTTTGAAGGTTTATTCCCTACTGGCGTTGCTGCTCAGGCAATGAGTTGGGAGACTGATGGGATACAATCATTCGATGTTACGTTTAGCTACGATCTTTGGATGGTAGAGGGTAACACCGGAATCCCTACTAGTTAATTATAATATAGGATGATATTTTGAAAATTTTTGGATTTGATATAAAGAGGGGAGAGGACGATACAACTTTACCAGTTAGTTTCGCCGAACCCTCTAATGATGATGGAGCGATTACCGTTGGTAATGCGCTTGGTGGTTTTTATAATACGATATTGGATATGGAAGGTTCCGCTAAAACGGAATCTGACCTTATTACTAAATATCGTTCAATGGCAATGCAGCCTGAAATTAGTCAGGCAATTGATGACGTTGTGAATGAAGCAATTAGTGTTGATACAAATGATAGAGTTGTTGATATCTCGTTAGGAGAAACAGATTTATCAGATAAGATTAAGAAGGCTATTGTAAAAGAATTTGATAATGTACTTGCATTATTTGATTTTACAAATAACTCATACGACATGTTTCAAAAGTTTTATGTTGATGGAAGATTAAACTATCATATTATAATTGACCCTGCAGATGTTAAGAAGGGTGTAATTGAATTAAGGTACGTTGATCCTCGTAAGTTAAAGTTAATACGAGAAGTTGACAAGAAACAAAAGGATCCGCATTCAGGAATACCTGTTAAGAAGATTAAGAATGAGTATTATATGTACTCAGAGTCAGGGTTTCAGAATACAACAACTGGAGGCAGTAGTGCTCCGGCAAGCAGTACATCGGGAATTAAGATCTCGAAAGATGCAATTGCTCGAGTTACTTCAGGATTGATGAATGAGAACAATAGTTTAGTACTATCTCATTTACATCCAGCAAGTAAAGCTTTAAACCAGTTAAGAATGTTAGAAGATGCTGTTATAATTTATACGTTAACAAGAGCACCAGAAAGAAGAATTTTTTATATTGATGTAGGTAACTTGCCGAAGAATAAGGCAGAACAATATCTACGCGATATGATGGCTCGACACAAGAACAAGTTACAGTATAACTCAGAGTCAGGACAGATTACTGATTCGAGAAAAATGCTAACAATGACAGAGGATTTTTGGTTCCCTCGTCGTGGTGGTGAAAAATCAACTGAGGTTGATACATTAGCCGGCGGTAACGCACCAGGACTGAGTAGTAACGAAAACTTAGAGTATTTTCAACGAAAATTATTTAAAGCGTTGAAAGTACCTTTATCTCGTTTAGAACCAGAAGCCATGGCAAGCTTTGGTAGAACATCTGAGATTACTCGTGATGAACTAAAGTTTGGAAAGTTTATTAGAAGGATCCGTAATCGCTTTTCTTGGGTATTCAGTATGGTACTTGAGAAGCAATTGGTACTCAAAGGTATTTTGACACCTGAAGAGTTTAACGAAATTAAAAATGATATTCGTTATGACTTTGTTAAGGATAATTACTTTGAAGAGTTGAAAGAATCTGAGATTTTGAGAGAACGATTAAATACTCTTAGAGATATATCTGATTATACAGGTAAGTATTTCTCTCATCAGTGGATTACTGCTAACGTACTTCAAATGACAGAAGAACAGCAGCAGACTATGGAAGACCAGATTGCAGAGGAAACCGCTGCTGGTGGTCATACTACAGACGATGCCTTTTAAAGATATAAATAAAAGTACAGAAGAATATTAAATTAGGGACTAAACATGAAAAATTTTAAAGATCTTGTTTCAGAGGTAGCCCAACCAGTGGCTCCTGAAGAAAAGCGCTTTAAGGATCAACATACAATTGAGGTAATCCCTCATCCTGTTGCACCTGATCACGTTTTCAGCGGAGAAATACCTGGTATCACGGACGGCAAACGTCCAGCTGATAAGGTTAATGATGAAGCTGATTACGATAAAGCGTATAAAACTAAAGTAGATAATACATTACCTCAACGTGCAGGTGCAGGCAAACAAGTTGCTGAAGATAGTAATATTGTTAAAAAATCAATTACTGAAATTCTTGGAGTCAATAAAAAGAAAGACGATAAGAAAGACGACGGCGAAGAAATGGAAGAAGCCATGGAAGCTTCTTGTGGCTGTGGTCCTGACTGTGGTCATTGTGCTGGAAAGCATGAAGTATCAGAGATTGGCAAAACATGTTCTTGCTGTAATAACAAAATCGAAGCCGTTAAAGAAGGTGGTTGTTCAGATAGTTTAACCGCCGAAAAGAAACCTGTTAAGAAAGCAACAACTAAAGAAGATAAAGTTGATGCGAAAGATAATAAGGATTCTTTAGAACCTGAAGCTAAAGCAATTAAGAAGCCTAAACCTTCTCCAACACAAGTTACTATTAAAGACAGTAATGGTAAAACTCTATCAATGACATTTAAAGAAATGTTAAGTAAAGTTTCAACAGAGGAAGAATTGCTTGAAAGTCCCCAGCAAGAAATTCCAATGATGCAGAAACAATTACACTTCATTACTTATGCTTCTGAAGAGATTGGTGATTACCTTAAATCTGAAGGACAAGATCCTGAAGAATGGTGGCAGAATAAATTAGCTGAAGTATTCAGTAATGTTAAATCATTATATGCTTATTCTAAAGGCGATCAAATGGTTAACAGTAAACCTCTATCAGCTTCAAAGATGTATAAAGCTCCAATGTCTTACGAATCAATTGAAGCAGGATCATTTGAATTACAAAGTGAAACAGTAATAGAAGTATCAGAAGACGATGCAACTGTTTTAAATAAAATGTTCAGTGAACTAACAGAAACAAATACGAAAGAAATGTATAGTGTATTAGTTGCTGACGAAGCAGGCTATAATGAAATCCTTGAGTTTGCGAAGGAGAACGTGTAATGCCAAGTATAATTAAAGTTAAAGGTACTGAAGCTTCTATAACAGCTGCTGATAATATTGGTACGGCAACTCTCGTTAGATTATTTAACGCAACTGCTGCAGGTATACTTATTACTCATAAGAATGTTGGTGGAGATGTTCTTGGTACATTTACTGCAGGTTCTGGGCAATCATTTGTTAAGAAAGATTCAACAGATACCTTAACCGCAGCTACCGCAGTATTAATGGTTGGCGTTGCCCACTACACATAAAGGAAACTATTATGAATTTAATAACAGAATATAGAGAAGATTCCGTAGAAGTAATTACCGAGGCTAAAGAAGACGGTAAAAAGAATTACTTTATTGAAGGAATTTTCATGCAAGGCGATCTAAAAAATCGCAATGGAAGAATTTATCCGAGTGCCACTTTAGAAAACGAAATGAATCGCTATAACAAAGAATTCATTGAAACTAAACGTGCTCTTGGAGAATTAGGTCATCCTGATGGTCCTCAGATCAACGGAGATCGTGTTTCACATCTAATTACAGAGATGAGACGCGAAGATAACGATTTTTATGGTAAGGCTAAAATCTTATCAACACCTATGGGGGAAATTGTTAAAAGCCTATTAGATGAAGGCGTTAAGATCGGTGTTTCGACACGTGGTCTTGGTTCAGTCAAGGCAGGTAGAGGCGGAGTGATGGAAGTTCAAAAAGACTTTCACCTTTCTACTGTTGATATTGTTACTGACCCTTCTGCACCAAATGCGTTCGTAAATGGAATCATGGAGAACGTAGAGTATTACTACGATATTGCTTCTGGAAATTGGAGAGCCACTCAAATGGTCGAAGAAATCCAGCAGAAGGTAGAAAAACAATATAGGACTGTAACGAAGACAATCGACGAAGCTGCGGCCGCTGGAATGTTCCAGGCATTTATCCGTACTTTGAAAAATTAATCTTTTATAAATAAAACAGTCGAATACAAAAAATTATTATTTGTAGAAAAACAAATTAAAAAAAGGAGAAAATTATGTCAGACGTAAATAACGAAGCATTCGTATCTGATGATGGCGTCTCTAGTGTACCTGATGCAGTAGCCCCAGAAGGTGGTGAAGGCAAAAAGGATAAGCTAAAGAAAACCAAAACTGATGAGCCTAAAGGAGCTGGAGAGAAAGTTAAAACACCAGCAACTGAAGAAGTTGAAGTTGAAGAAGTAGAAACTATCGAAGAAGTAGTTATTGAATCTTCAATCGAATCTATCATCGCAGGCGAAGATTTATCGGAAGAATTCAAAGGCAAGATTAGTCTTGTATTTGAAGCCGCGTTAAACGAAGAAGTTAACAAAAGAACTGAGTCAATTCGCGAAGAATTAACAAAGTCTTTAGACGAATCACTTGAAGAAGCAGTAACTGAGAAATTAGATACTATTACTGAAAATGTTGATAAGTATTTAGATTACGTTGTTTCAGAGTGGATGTCAGAGAATGAGATCGCAATCGAATCCGGTATTAAGGTTGAGATGGCTGAATCATTAATGACAGGTCTTAAGAACTTGTTTGTTGAACACAATGTTACTGTTTCAGAAGAAACTGTTGATGTTGTCGCAAACTTAGAAACAAATGTAACTGAGTTGGAAGGGAAAGCCAATGATCTTGTAAACGAGAATATCGAATTACAAAAAGAAATTGCCACTTTCAAAGCAGGACAAAAATTTGACGAACTATCAGAAGGACTATCTGCAAACCAGGTAGAACGTTTGAAAGTATTGTCTGAAAAGCTTGACGTTGTAGATCTTGATGCATATGCAGAGAATCTATCAGTAATCAAGGAGTCATTCTTCAGTGATAAGCCTCTTGTTGAAAAACATGATGTTCAATCTGAGTCTGACGAAATTATTCTAGAGGAACAGGAAGTAATTAAACCATCTTCTGATTACGCCTCTATCAATTCTCTAGTTGAAGCTTTCAACACTAAGAAGTAAAGAATAATTAATTATTTGGTTTATTTAACTTAATTTTAATTAAATATAAAAAGGAGATCCATAATGGATAACTATACAAGACTAGTGGAAAAGTGGGAGCCAATTCTAGGGCACGAATCTTTTTCACCAATTAAGGATTCTCATAGGAAAGCAGTTACTGCTACTATCCTTGAGAACACAGAACGCGCACTAGCTGAAACTGGTGATCTTTCTGCAAACATGACTTCACTATTGTCAGAAGCCCCATCTAACGCTGCCGGAACTGGCGGTTATAGTGGTGCGTCAACTGCAGCAGGTCCTGTTGCTGGTTACGATCCGATTCTTATCTCATTGGTAAGACGTGCGGTTCCTAACATGATTGCATATGACATCTGTGGTGTTCAGCCTATGACTGGTCCTACAGGACTAATCTTCGCAATGCGCGCAAGATATGGTACTCAAGCCGGTGCTGAAGCATTTTATGCTGAAAGCGATACTGACTATTCTGGTACTGGTACTCACGCAAACGGCCTTCCTGCTGTTGGCGGAGCTGCTACTACTGGTGCTGGTATGGCAACTGGAGCTGCTGAAGCCTTAGGCGACGGTGGTGGAACTAACTACGCAGAAATGGCCTTCTCAATTGAGAAAGTAACTGTATCTGCTAAGACTCGTGCTTTAAAAGCAGAATACACTACTGAGCTTGCTCAGGATCTTAAAGCTGTTCACGGCCTAGACGCTGAAACTGAATTGGCTAATATTCTTCAAACTGAAATCCTTTCGGAAATCAATCGTGAAGTTATTAGAACAATCCATGCAGTTGCTATCGCTGGTGCTGCTGGTGCAGCAACCCCAGGTACTTTTGATCTGGATGTTGATGCAAACGGTCGTTGGTCTGTTGAGAAGTTCAAAGGTCTAATGTTCCAAATCGAGCAAGAAGCTAACGCAATTGCTAAAGCAACTCGTCGTGGTAAAGGTAACTTGGTTATCTGTTCTTCTGACGTAGCCTCTGCTTTACAAATGGCTGGTGTTTTGGATTACACTCCTGCACTTAACAGCAACACTCTAGAAGTTGATGACAGTGGCAATACTTTTGCTGGTGTTCTTAACGGAAGATTCCGTGTTTATGTTGATCCATTCGCAGGCGCTAACTACCTAGTAGTTGGTTATAAGGGTTCATCTGCATTCGACGCAGGTTTATTCTATTGCCCATACGTTCCATTACAAATGGTTCGTGCTGTTGGTGAGAATAGCTTCCAACCAAAAATTGGTTTCAAAACCCGTTATGGTATGGTATCTAATCCATTCGCAAATGGAGCTGCTCAAGGTTCTGGTGCACTTACTGCTAACAGCAACGTGTATTACAGAAAAGTTACAATTGCTAACTTGTTCTAAACACTTGATAAAATAATAAGAATCTAATTTTAATTAGACATCTTTTGAGGGATCCTTCGGGGTCCCTTTTTTTATGCAGCGCAGTTTCTCCAAGGTTCAAACCTCTCTTCAACTATCTGCATTAATATTTCATCTCTGTCATCATCAGCGTGTAAACCTGTTTCAATGACAACATCCATAATGTCGTTTTCTAAAAGACCATCTTCATCCTGTTTAAGAACGTCAGTATGTATCTGTTCTACGATATCTGATTCTTGTTGTAAATTCATAATACTCCTTTTATTTAATATACAACAATTATAATCTATATCATAATGAATGTCAATAGTTTTATCTTAAGATTTTGTTTTGTATTTTTTGCTGAAGTATGATCTTAGAATAAAGATCCGGGTATATGCAATAACAGTCATTATTAGAGTGATTGTGGTGCCTATTACAAGAGGGTTAGTTACTCCATATAGTTCTATCAGTATATAAAGTAATGTTAGGTTAAGAGGATAGTTAATTGCTAGACCTGTGCTAACTTGAGTTGCTACTTCTTTGTGGATTTGTAATGTTTCTTTTTTCATAATAAGTTTAGTCCTACTTCAGAACCAATCATTATGTATTCTGTTTTAGGTCCGTGGTGAATTGATAACTTTTCAGTTTCAAAGTTTTTCGCAACCATGTGTAATGTATTATTTTCAATGTATGATAGAACGCCAATAGCAGTATGACAATCTCCATCTATAACTCTTAGCATTTCTTTTTCAGCCATACAGGTATACCAAGTATCCCAATGGTTAACGTTAGATAAAGCACCTTTCATACGGTTGTCTTTTTTCATCTGTATTGCGATTACACCTTGTCCTGGCGCAGGTAACATATCAGCAGTTCCAAATATTCTTGAAACTTTGTGAGTATATCCAAGTTCGTCTACTCCAGCCTTTGCTAGAACGATCGCGTCATACTCTCCATTCTCTTGTTTCTGGATACGAGTATCTATATTGCCACGTATTGGAATGATCTGAGAAGCAGGATATAAGTCTTTGAGCTGCGCTATTCTACGTGGACTACTTGTACCTATTGTTCTTGGGTTGTTATTATTACCAATCAAACAATCTCGGAAATCATTTCTTAAAAGTACGCACGGAATCTCTAGCAAGTCATCGTTATCTCTTGTTAGATCCTTAAAGGCATGTACTGCAATATCTATCGAGCCATTTATTAAAGCCTGTTCTATCTCCTTACAGAAGACTCCTTTACCACCCATTTCTTCAATAGACGTTGTTGGGTTTAGATCTGCTTTAGAATCAATAAGAAAGGTAGATGTTTCAAAGGGAATTTGCTTTTGGGCTTTTTGAGTATAGGCAATTGCTAATTTTGATTTTCTTGTTCCGATGAGAGGAATCATATATCTAAATTATCAAGAAGGTATTCGTTAAAAGTTGATGAGTCACCTTCTATACCTTGAACGACAACGGGAACACCTTGCGCTTCCATTTTTTCAACAAAAACTTTAGCTTCTCTTGCTCTCATCTGTCCTTGGTCAATGCGTTCCATTGTAGAAGGATTAATAATACTTATACAAAACAATTCAAAGTGGGAAGTCATGCTTCACCAATCGCATGACTTCGTATAACAGTATTAACTAACTGTCCATGCTTATCATATGTGTGAACAGCTTCACATTGATATTTGTGATCTGCTTTAATAATTACTTTTACTGTTTGCTTTTCATATTCAATATTTGGTCTATTATATTGAACTGCTTGTGATTCGCGTATTTCCATTTATAGTTCCTCATCTTCTATTGGCCAACGAATCATTTCTGCTTCATCGCCTTCGCCTTCAACTTTAACGTATCCCATCTCAATAAGAGTATCAATGACTTGCTGAGTGTTTGCTTTTGATTGCGCAAACGCAACGTTATCACTACGCATAAACCATCCCATACCAGTAAATACAAGCGCGGTTGTTAAGAACATCCACATTTCCATATTATTCTCCATGTCTTGCTAAGACTGCGTCAATAATCTTTTCCTGAGATGACTTTGATTGATCTAACAATTCAGCACTAACGTCTTCCTTCGTTAAGAGGAATCCATTTTGAATTGCCATTTCGTATAACTGATCGGCAGTTAAAGTTGATAGACATGCCTCTAACAGTTCGTTCTTATCAATGAAACGATTGTTTGCATCTTTAAGTAGTTGTTCAGATAACTTTTCCATATACACTCCAGGTTATATTACTAATTATAATTAAGCTAATCTCTGACCTTGCCACCAGTCAGGAATCGGTCTTTTACTCCAAACCAATTTAAATCTTTCTTCTTTGGTATGGTAAAAAGCGCGATACGATTTAACGGCATCCTCAAATATACACTCAGGATTAGAACCCATAGCTAACTTAAATTTAGTTGGTCCTAAATCTGGTATATTATTTGGAATTTGTTTTAATGCTTTTCTTAATTTAGTATCTGTCATATGGATCTTACCATAACGATAAGTATATTCATCACATAACGCAACAAAGTGTTTATAGTGCCAATCATAGTTGGCTTTTGATTCTCTCGTCCATACAGTAGATGGATGATTGTGATGACAGGCTTTGTAGAGTGTATCTTCGCGACTGTCTTCAACGTAATAATATTTTAACATAGAACCAGACTTAGAAGGTCTGCGTTCCATTTTGCCATCCAACATACGATGAACGGTTGATAACATCTGTGCAGACTCAATAATCATTTTTACGACATGCTTGTCGCACTGATCTTGAGCTGCTTTGACTGGATCGTTGTCTAAGATAAAAATATTCATAATTTAATAGTTTTCTAAATCTGTCATAAGGTCAAGAACGCGTTGTGATTGTTCTTCAATAGCCTTTGCTTGCTCGAGAACCCGTGAGGTCTCTTCCTCCAA